TGGCCTTTACGCCAGCCTGATTGCCGTCAATGTCATTGTAATACTGTGCGTTTGTTATTGTCATACTATCCATTTTTATAACTCCGCATCTGCATCATAAGTAGCATTTAAGGAAACACTTCCTGATGTTACATCATATGTAACAAAATAATCCTTAGTAGTTTGTTGTACTGCTGGCGCATTATTATACACATCACTAATCAAAGTCATAGTTGGGGTAGCTCGTTTTGTAACCTTAAAATAAGCAGAGCTATGAATTATGCCATCAGCATATCTAGGCGTTCCCCAAGTTGGAACTTCTTTTTCAAAATACCTCTGACACCTAGCAAACTCATCGCCATAAGACCGATGCTCGAATGGTGTGGCCTGTTCGCCTACCTCAAGCTGTACGCCTGTGATGTACCAATCGTTTCCAACTGTGTCTGCAAGGTTAACCTGACCTACTGCACGATTAGCTTGGGTTTGACCTGTCCAAGTTGTAGAAAGTGTGCCACTGGTAAAGTCTGTACCAGCCGCTAGAAAGAAATGGGCAGTAAGGCTTTCGTTATTGTCATTATCTAATGAACCAGTTGTATCACCATCATAAGTTATAGATACATACTGCCAAGTGTCAGCAGATGAAATGCTGTATGACTTTGAAATACTTCTGCTATTATCGTTATCTCTTATTTCAACTATATATGTTCCTGTTTTGGAAGAACGAACATAAAAAGAAAGCGTTAGACTTTCAGCATTGCTAGTTCCTTTTTTTAATTGCTGTAAATTCTGTCCTTCAATTTTTTGTCTAATCCGAATTACATCACTAGATGCTAAAGATGCATCTGCTACTGTACATTCCACCTTATATGAATTTGAAAAACCTTCTGGCGCAGTGGTGCTTTGTGATGCTGTCCAAGTGCCAGCAGTTGTTATGTTTAAATGAAACCTATCAGGCGCTTGTTTGTAACCACCTGATGTAATGCCTGTTTCTGACGTACCCCTCTGGGCAACCTGCATCGCACCATTGATGAGAAGATTTCTGTTTCCGCCAATCTGACCGCCGTTAATGCTGGAAAGGTAGGCCGCAATCGCCGCAGTAGCAGAACCAACCCCGCCGTCCTTCAGCAATACGCCGTCAATAGTCACTCCAGCCGCGCTGGTGTTCTCAGCGATAGCGTCAGTGGTAACAGTGCCAGTTACAGTCATGTTAGCCGCCTGCGGGCTTGTGAGCGCCACTGTGCCGTCATTTACATCGGCTAGGTCAGCCATAACCTCGCGGATAGCATTGTTGATGCCGCTGGGGCTACAGCCCTCTGATATATCCACTGACTGCACATCGGTGTTGTTGCCCGATGTATTGTCGTAGTCCGTGATGGAGTTCTTTGCCATTTTACTCTCCTAGCAGAAGTGTCTGCATTGTATCAGATGGGGTCTGCGCTAACAATCCAGCAGTGGCTGGAGCGCGTAAAGTTCCTGAATATGCGGGTACAATAAAGCGCTTTAACGCGGCTTGCCCAGCCGGAGTGTAGGCCAACTTGCCGCCACCCAATGCCGCCAAACCCAGACCCAAACCGCCAAGTGCGCCAATATCTGTTGAGCCAGCCGCCATACCACCTAAAGCACCAACGCCGCTAGTAGCCGCGATAGGCATTAGCATACCGCCAAACCTCTCAGCAGTACCGCTATCACCAAGCTCTGCGCCGATAGCTCTTTTAGCAACTTCTATTGGCCTCTGCATACGAGCCTCACCTGCGGCAAGTCTACCCAATCCAGTAGCCCCTGCTCTGCGTTCCTCCGCTCTAACCGCTTGCAAGGCTTTTGCTGGGGTAAACATAGATTCGTCTGCTGAAGCGGCGGCACGGCGTAAAGGCACATAGTTAGCATAAGCCTTGTCTAGCTTTTGTAACTCTGGTCTTTTTGCTGGTGAATACTTGGTAAAAATGTTCATCAAGGCAGTGTCAACTTCACCATAAGCGTCAGCTAGCTCAAATTCATTTTTTCTGACTGACTGAAATTGCTTGTTTCCAAGCTTAGACTGCACTCTTTTTAGTGCGTCCCCAGATAGCCTGCCGTCCTTAACTGAACCCAACACCTCACGCATCACAAAGCTTTCTAAGTCAGCCGCTTCTTTTGCTCCAACCTCACCAAGCTCTGTTTTAGCCTTTGACACAGCAGAACCTAGCTCAGTAAGAAAATCATCACTAGCTTCAATGTCCACATCGCTAAGTATTTTTTCATACCGCTTGTTAAACTCGGCTCTGGCTCTGTTGAATGTACCGCGCGGGGACAGCCCCATTGGTATCTTAATGCCCAAAGGCTTAAACGCGCGATTAAATATATATGGGGAAAACTTCTCCATAGCGCGTTCCCTAGCGCCCCTGATTGACGTGCCAACAACGGGCAGGGATTGCATCCCCTCCTCTAGGCGCTTAGTACCTCTGCCCATCATTTGACCGATAGTCAATGGTATGCCAGCTCGCTCTAAAGCCTGTGGGATTTTCTGCGCCACAGGAGCTAGAGCCTGAGCGCCAGCACCCATAGCCGCACCAGTCAAAGAAGCCGCAGGCACATCGCCTAGCTCTTGAGCCGCGCCTGCTCCATAGACAGCACTGCCCACAGCACCAGCCTTTACGGGGTTAGCTTTTGCATATTGAGCAATATTTCTTGCCAAAGCCTTAAAGCCTTCGCCGGAGAGCTTCGCCGCGCTTCTTGTCGCACCCGCTGGGGTCAAGAATGAAGCCGCTATCTCTGTGCCATAAGCAATGGCAGTATTCTCATCCCTGAACTCATTGAGATTTTGACGAATAGCATCCCTGACGGTTTTGTAGTCATATCCACCTAGACTTGCTAGGCCAGCAATAGCTTCATCAGCCGTGCCAAAGCTGACACCCTGACCCATAGCATTGGCAACCCCAAGCGCAAAGGCTGGGTCTATGGCTGAGGTAACTGCGCCACCAATGGATTTTCCAGCCCGTTGCAGTAAGCCTGCTTTGGGTTGCTCTGGAGCTTTTGGCTGACTAGTGCCAATCGGAGTGCCTACAAATTTTTTGGTGGTAGTTTTATCAGCCATTAGCTTGCCTCGCTTATTTGCTGGAATATGCCATTCACAATAGCATAGTCACCCGTCTTTGCCGAAGCTGGCAACTCGCTCAAGTCTTGCACAACAAAAGGTTTTTTCATTGTGCCAGTTCCCGAAATGTAGCTCTTAAAGAAGTCTGGGGTTAAACCTGCTCTGCCGCCCTCTTCCTTAGTGAAGGTTTCCAAATCGGCCTGCCCTTGAGTTAAATCTGCAAACCTTACTGCGGCGGCTTTGCGTATATCTTCCCTTACGGTTGGGTCAATAATGAGCATACCACCCTCGTAAGTTCCCTCTACCCCTATACCCAGTCTGGACAACAAGCCTCTAGCCTCAGCACCAATACCGCCCAGTCCTCTAACTTGCATCTGTTCGCCTTCTCGGACAACTGAATCTGGGTCTAGCATTTTCATATAGGAAAACACCAGCGCCAAGTCTGCGGCAGAAGATTGCTCAGGCTTACTGTAATTTACCACATCAGTCCAAAATTGCTTTGCTTCCCCGTAATACTCAGAGCTAGAATTGAAATCTTTTCTAAGGTCGCGCCTTAGCTTTGCTACGTCTAAATCTCTTCCAGCACCCGCCTTCTTTTGTGCCGCCCGTATCTCCATCAGCTTCATTTCTCTTTCGAAATCACGCTGTTCTTTTGCTAACCTTGCGGCTTCCTGTGCGCGGCGCTCATCCTTAGCCTCGGTTCTGTAAGCCTGCGCGGCCTCACCAAGAATCTGGCTCATGGCTATCGGCTTGTCACTATAGCCAGACAACTGCAACATTCTAGCCCCTGCCGCACCTAAGCCTGCGGCCTCTGGTGTGCCTGCGGCTGGCAACATACCAGCTATCTTATCGCCAATAGACGGCGGAGCTTTCGGAGGGCTGACAAAACCAGCGCTGGGCATGGCGCCCGTGCCGGACAAAATAGCCGCTTGCAGTGGCATGCGAGGTTGCTGACGCTGTTGCGGCAGTCTCATGGGTATGTCACCGCGCATACGAGTCTGCGGGGCGGTTGTCATTGTTCTAGCGGATGGTCTAACACCAGCGCCCATTGGAGGCTGTAAAAGCTCCAAGAAACGTCCCGCTGGAGTTTGCCCTAAATTAAAACGTGTAGGTATTGCCATACTAAGCTCCCAATAAACCAGCCATGCCGCCCAGCATACCGCCGCCCATAGCACCTAAGCCGGAAATACCAGCGCCCATCTGTGCGCCACTCAATGCACCGCCGAAGAAACCAGCGGCAGGCTGACGGAACTGCGGGGTAATGCTTCTGCCGCCCAATGCACCAGAACCACCCTGAACCATAGTCATGTAATCAGCCAGCTTCTGTGCAGGCCGTGCCTCTTGGAACTGGAAGCGCTCGATATCTGCCGCCAGTTCTGCCTGTTCCTGAGCCTCCTTAGCCGCCCCAACCTGCGCCATTGTCTGCAAGTCAGCAAAGCCGAACTCACGAGCCGCTGGAGCTTGCTGAATAGCCGCTTGCTGTGCCTGATACACCAGAGGCGCTACAGCTTCTGCCACGGCTCTCTGTGCGTATCCTGAGCCGTATCTGCCTGCGCTCATGGCTGGTTGCATTGCCGCTTGTATAGTCGGCTGTAAAGCCTGCTGAAGAAGTGGGTTAGTACCTGTCAGGTTCTGCATAACAGTCTGCTGTACGGCTGGTATCATTGGTGAGCCAGCGGCGGCGGCTGAACGGTAGCCGGACAGTGCCATCTGTGTCTCAGGGCTGAAACCCACAACAGTGCTTTTTGGGTAATACTGAGGCCGCGCTGACTGGTACAAGTCCTTCGCCTCTTGCATACCATACTGCAAAAATGGCTGTGCAAACGCGCTTGGCGCAGTGGTCTGCGTAATTGTTCTCTGTGAACCGCCGCCTTTACTCATCTTACAAATCCTTCACCAGTATGGTTGCTGTGGGCTTATAATCTTTTAGCTGGCGTTCCCAGCCCTTTCGCCCGATTATCTCCATTGAATCGCAACCAAGCTCTTTAGCCCAATCGCAAACATTCTTCTCCGCCTCTATAAGCTCTTCCATATCACCGCCTGCTAGCCATATGCGGCAGGTAGCTCTCTGAGGGTAATCAACTATCTCCACCACTATAGCAGATTTTTCCAAAGGAAAAAATGCCGCTTGCTTATTGGTTATAGCCTGCCATACATCTTGTAACGTGTGGCTATGCCCTGCATATACTAGCGCCGCCTGTATATAGTCAGCGCATCTCTCAAATTCATCAGCCGATGATGACATAACCGATAGTTGTGCTGTGTCCATTATTCTTTTGTCCTATAACAAATGAACCGTTGTTTTTTGTCTTTATATAAGGGTCATGGTTATAATAGTTGATGCTATGAGGCTCTAGCAATATAACGCTCTCCTGACTTGCCCGTGGGTCAGTAACAGTAATATCAGCGCCGCCAGCAGGCATTGTAAACTCGCCCGTGCAGTTCAGCTTCCCGTTTACTGTATTATTAAGAACCTCTGCAATTTCTCGCACAGTGGCAAGAACGGGGTTTAGGATGCGAAAGTTTACTGTAGACATTATCTGCGCCCTAGCCCCCTAGCCTCTACATCAATGCCGTGAGCAACTTGCCATGTGCCGCTGATATTCATCCTGACACGGTGATACCGCCCCTCCTCTCTGAAGGGGGCAAAACCGTCTGCATTAGGTGCAACCGCGCTGGAGAATGTGACTGCGCTACTGTGCAGGTTGCGTGTGCCGACTTCCATAGTGGTAGTTCCGCCCTCATGGTACGGGTAAGCTCTAGTAACTATTGAGTGCGTTCCCTGCCCCAGTGATGTCTCAGCGGTTGTGATAATTGCGTCAATCGGGTCGCCAGTGAAAGCATATATCTTATCGCCCAAAGCGCCGCCAAACAGGAACTGACCACCCTTGAACAGCGCACTATCCAGAGAAGCTGGCAGAGCATCAACGCTTGTGCTGATATTGTCCAAAGCCTCCAGCGTGTAGCCAGACGTAAAGAATGGCGCAACTAAGTCAGCATCCACATTGGCGATGGACCACCTACTTAGCGCATAATTGTATATGAGCAATCTGTTAGGGGTGGTGGTCAGAGCATTGTTTGACACATAAGACCAGATAGCCAACTGCCTCTGCGGGTCAACTGTGCTGGTCATCTTGTCCTTTTGGCTAAAGTCAAAGTCCTCGAAGAAAAAGCGGTTCACCTTCTCAGCGCCAATCGGATTGGAGCGAGAGCCATCAAATACATAGAACCCGTCATCTGATAGGTAGAAAACCATGTGGCCTACATTGCACACAGAGCCGGATACCTGACAGCCTCTAGCTGTCTCAACCTTGTCGAACTGGAACACAAGCGGCAAGCCAGTGTATGTAGCCCGCACAATAGCCCGCTCCATCAAAATGGTGCAGTATTCCCCGCCAACCATGCCAGTGATGTTGCCAGCGTCAGGAATGTCCTGAAAGTCAGACTGGTCTGTTCCAGATGCCCAGCTTGTTGTATTGCTGAAGCCTGACCACCTTACGCGATACGGAACACGGCCTGAACCCTCGTCAATGTTGCCAGTCCAAACGAAGTCACGGACTACCGCCAGAAAGTCTGCCTTTGGAGGTGTGCCGGAAAGGTCTGCAAAGTTAGTATCCGTGCCTAGCTGGAACTTCTGCAAGTTCTCGCCAGTACCGCCAGCGGCGATAACAGTGTCACCAAACTGCACAAAGCGCCAGCGCTCAGAAGATGTCAGGCTATAGTTCCCGCCAGTGTTTGTGATGTCATCTAGGTTTGATGTGCCGGAGTTGAACTCATACAGCTTTGTGTCATCGCCAGCAAACAACTTGATGTTTCCATCGTTGTCCTTTGCGGCAAACACATTTTTTAATGTGCCAGTTGCTGAATTTGAGTAAGACACAAATTCGTTTAGCGGCGCATAACCGCTAGCCTGTGGCACGACATTGGTGGCCTCAGTTACGCCTGTATTCATATAATCTGGCTGGTCTGGTAGCCATTCACCGAACTGTATCATATCCGCGCCCACGTTGCTGTGTTAACTGATTGCTGTGACCACACTTCACTGCCAACAGTAACATCTGTCCAAATTTCATTTCCTACCGACACATCAATCCAATCCTCGCCAAGTATTTTAGCTGTTAATCCAGATGTGACGCTTGCGGATGGTGTGCCTGCCATAGCGAATATACCATGCGGAGAACTCGTTGTCGTTATAGCAGTTGCACCAGAGCCGCTTACCACAAAAACAAAATTGCTGAGTGAGGTAGCCGTTATTGACGCGCTAGCAGAAGCCGCGTTTGTTCTTATCAATGTAGACCCACTCACCGCTGTCGCGGATACGCTTACGCTAGCCGAAACCTGCCGCTGAAGAGATATAACTGCCGAGAAGCTAGCCGCGCCCGTGACTGAGCCGGACATTGACCTAATGCGGGTGTTTCCAGAAGTTGCCGTAGCCGAGATAGAAACAGCGGCAGGCATCTCAATCGCGAACTGAACCGCACCTGCGGCTGTAACAGAAACGCTTGCAGAGCCTAAAAAGTGTATTACGTCAAGGTCGGCAAGTTGCTCCAGATTGCCAAAGCCGTCCAGAGCATCCATAGTACCCCAAGCGTCCAACTGCTCTAGCGTTGGATTAGACCAGTCAACTTGCGTAAGAAAATCTGCGCTGTCCAGAGATAGGGTCAGCGTGTCGATATTGTTCTTAGTAAAGTTGTCTAGGCTGGGAGTACCTGTTGGCATGACCTACACCTAGTCTGCTGATATGTCTAAATCGCCAGCGGAAATCTTTAAGATATCTCCAGAACCAATAGCCTTTGCTGTGGTAAAAGCGCCGTGAATAAGTAGATTGCCGCTTGTGCTAGCGTCAAACAATCCGAAATGGCTAACGGTTCCCCAGCTTGCTGTCGCCGCTGAAAATTCTATAGCCGCGCTGTTGTCGGCTGTGCCAGATGCCGCCGCGTTAAAAGCCGCTGATTGACGAGCATATCCGTTTCCAGAAAGCTCTGTGCCAGAATTGTCATCGTTAAATGATGCTGTCGCTAGTCCAACATATACGGTTGTCGGCATGGTGTAAGCGCCAGTGCCTAAAATGTGGTCGAGAATTTCATTCTCTAAATAGTCGCTCATTGCTGACATGGTTATCTCTCCGCTTGTGCGTTTGCTTGTGAGTAGGCTGATTTAATAGTCAGAGAACCTGTGCCGTAATGGCTTCTCTGCTCGTCCACCTTTATCTCTTCTAAGATGCGAGTGAATTTCTGGTCATACTGCGCGGCTCTTGCCTCGTCCAGTAAGTACGCGTAACCCTCTGAAAGTGCGCCGTACAAATACAAATCAGGGCTTCTCAGAAACAGTGTGGGCGTTACTGTGGCGCTCAAAGAGGGGAGTGAGCCAATATAGACAATCTCAGACGTATATGCCGAATCTGGTATAGGCCGCATCTTCATTTCTAGCCCGACAATACTGTACCCCTCCGGCATACCTTCTCCATTTGAGGAATACATACTGTCTAAAGCGGCTGGGCTGTAATAAGTTAGCACCCGTGTCGGCGATGCGTTTATCTTCACCTCGCGCACCTCGCGGAAGTCATTCGGAAGTGCTATATACTCGTCACCAGCAGTCAATGTTGCCTGAGAGCGCTTTTCCTGTTCGCGTGTTTCTAGCTCACGGCTCATGCGTGATTCAGCCAACTGAATAAACTCAGGTATCTGTGTGGTCAAATCACCCCGCGCCATAAAGTTGGCGATAGATGACTGCAAATCTGCGTAGCTTGTAATGCTCATAAGTGACCGCCGCCTGTTCTGAATACTCTGTTTTCGTTATTGTTCAGCCACTGCTTCCAAGCCTTCGGATTATCAGCAGGCTTGCCAAACTTCTGCACAAGCTCATTATACAGCACATTAGGTATTTCCGCCACATGGCTCATGTGCTTCTGTGTGCCTGTCATTTGCCCATAGCGCCAATCGTCAGCCATGTGCTTGTTAATCTTTAGCAAGTTGTCAAAATGCTGGGTCTGCTCAATAACAGTCTCGCCATGTCTGCCCTGCTTCATCTTTACTTCAGTGCCAGCAAGCGCGTCTGTCTTAATTATTCTGTCCATGTTACTCCCCTGAGAAGAAAGAGGGGCAGTTCCCCGCCCCTCTCTTTATTAGCTAGCTTACGAACCGTTTAGGTCGAAGATACCAGCGTGTGCTTTTGGTGCTTGCACCTTCAGTGACCATTCGGTGACTAACTGCATTTTCTCTGCGTCACCTGTTGCCGCGATTTCCTTCTCAGAGAAGTTACGGCCTTGCAGTGTGCAAAGTGATGCGAAGTCTGGGTCAACCATGAAGATGCGGTCATTGCCCATGAAGCGTGATGGAGCAACGTCTAGTGTGCCAAAGTCTGTTAGGAAAACAGAAGTTGAACCCACATAGGTTGTTGCCTTAGCCGCTGTCATGTTGACATCGTTGCTTACCAGATTGCCAGAAGCTGACAAGTCTGAGAAGTTAGCACGGTTAGTCGCAGATGCGATTAGCATCTTTGGGTTACCGCCGTCTGACCATGCGTCTTGCATCCCGTCCTCAATCAATGCAAGTGTCAACGGGCGAGCCGTTCCCGCTGTGATGACATCTGTGCCATCGCCTGTTGCGAAAGCACCAGAGCCTGCACCAACTGAACCGTTTGTCATCCAGCATGAAAGTGATGCTGACTTACGCGGGTCTGATGCGTCACGGGCTACGTCTGTGTCACCGATTGACTTTTCGATGTCACGGCGCAGTTCCAATGATTTTAAAACCCGCTGGTAAGCCAGTTCACGGTCTCGTCCGGCTTTATCAACCGCTTCCAGTGTGCCGGATACAGCTACGTCTTTGACTGAGATTTGGTGGTAGTTACCAAAACGTGCAGTCGCTGTTGGAGTTGCAAATGTAGCATTTGCCCCTTCATTGACATAGTTGGTGGCTGATGCCGCCGCCAGTTCCTGTACCTGCCACTCAGTAAAGATACCGTTTGAGGTTTCTTTCTTCAGTGCAGAAAAAATTGGGGTTTCATCGGGGTCGATGCGGTAAATCACATCGGCAAGGTCTTCGCGCTCACCGACTGCGGTTTGGGTGGTATGTGTAGCCATTTTTAGATTCCTTCTATTAGCTAGTTGCCCATTAAGTAATTGACAGCCGCATCTACAGAACGCTCACTATTGAGCTTACTGAGAGACTTCTGCCTTTGACGACTTGCCACTTGAGCCTTTGTCTTAGGTTGTCCAGCCTTAGCCATCTTCGGAGCTTTGCTTGCCTTCTTCTTCGCGGCGGGTTTCTTCGACTGAAGATTGTCCCATTGCCACGCCTTATAAAGCAATTCTATAGCCCGTGCGTCAGACGCATTAGCTATTTCTTGCGGCGAAAATCCTACACTCTGTTGAGCGTATTTGATGACCTGTTCACGCTCACTTGTGCGCTTATCTTCATCACGCCACTGAGGGATGCGATTAAGCATTTCTTCCCTCTGTGCGGCTAGATGCTGTTGCATCTGAGCCTGTTGCTCCTGAGCCTGCTGTTGAGCGATTACCTGCCTCTCTGCCTCCACCTGACGCGCCTGTTCTTTTTGCTGGTCAAGTTTCGTCTTGTACAGGAACAACTCCTCAGCCGAATACTCTTTTGCTAAAGCATCCCAGTCAGGTTCAGCATCGCTGAGTGTCTGCTGGTTATACTGAGACAACTGTTCAAGTTGCTGTGCGTAGGCGTCCCTCATCTGAGCTACTTGTTGCGCTTCAGCTTCAAACGCTTTTCGTTGCTCTGCAAGTTCTTGACTACGCTTGGTGTATGCCTGCTGGCGCTGGTATCCGTTCAGAAGCTCGTCTTGCGTGACCTCATATTCTTCGCCGTCTACTTTGACGGTGTAAATATCAGGTTGCTCAACCTCTTCCTCTTCTTCTACCTCGTCAACTTCATACTCACCTTCTTCATCATCCTCGACATATTCAACCTCTTCGGCTTCCTCTGTCTCGGCCTCTGCTTCCAGTGTCGGAGTTTCGGCTTCCGCTTCTTCTCCTAGCCGCCCATCACTTGCCTTGTCCTCTTCAGGGGGCGTTGCCAATAGGCTATTCATTGCTTCATTAATTGATAAACTTCCAGTCTCTTCCGAGTTGTTGGACATAACTAATTACCTTTTCTCAAATTTCACGCGGTTTTGCAACTCATCTAGTTGCGATTTAGCCAGCTTGCCACCCGTGATGATGCTCTCAAGGTATCCCTGTAAAGCTGACAAGTTCTGACACAACATATACAGACGTTCACGGTTTTGTGAATCCTCCACAGGACTGACCTTCCACGCCTGCATAAAGTCTTGCTCAAGTGTGCTAAAAGCCTCTTGCAATAATTCATTTCGTAACAACGCCGCCGCTTTCTCGCCGCGCTCCATATTTTCCCTGACTTTGCCTTCGTTCATGGTAATAATGTGTATCCTGTCATATCATAGGGGTCTGCAAACAAACCAACATCTGTTGGTCTTTCAAATTCAGACTGCATTGCCGCAAACTGTGTCGGGTCATAACCAGACAATAATCCACCATAAACAGACGAAGCATCATCGAGTATAGAACTGCGTCTGAACAAACCCTGACTGGGGAAAAACCCTCCAGTGGGGTATCGGTAGTCCATAGGAATCATAGAGGGTTCTTCGTCCGGCTCTTGCACCGCCGCGATTGAGGTTGCTTCTGAGCGCATCGGCTGGTCATTGTCCTCGCCAAGTTGCACAGCCCCAGACCCCTCATAGCCAATAACATTACCGAACTTATCTTCAATGGCTTTGGATTGTCCTTGCTGTGGGTCGTAATCAGGTCTGCCAAAATAGGCGTATGAGCGCGGCACATCCACACCAAACTTATCCTCAATAAACCCGCCTATCTTATCGCCCATAGCGCTGGGAGAATTAACGCCAACAATCTGGCCTGTCTTGTCATAAACAGGAATACCACCAGCATTGATGCGCTCCATAATCCCGCTAGCAGTTCTTTGCCCAAGCAAATTCAAGCCAGCGCCTAGTAAACCAACATTGGGGAACTGCATTAAATTCTGACGGGCTGATAATTGTGCATAAGGCGATGTGCCTGCGGCAAAACCCTGCTGAATCTGTTGTGGTAAACCAGCCTGCTGTAGACTCTCAATCGCCTGCTCTGCCAGTTGCCTATCGACATTTTCCTGAATAGCCGCAACATAAGCATCATCGCTGGAATCGCCGCCGCTAATGTCAGCGAGAGAAACCTGACCGCCACGGGTAGGGTCACTAACAGCGCCTGTCCCTAAAATGTCATAGCCACCAGTATCGCCCCCACCAGAGCCAGCAGTTGTGCCGCCCCTTAGCGTACCACCAGATATTGTGACCCCTCTTGGTTCGCCGCCGCTAGAGGATGAGCTACCACCGCCGCCAAAGTTGCAGAACATTTTCTGCTCAAACTTGTCGGCAATGTCATTAGCGAATATGTCGTTATAGTTCCACATTTCAGCCTCTCGGTAGGTTGGTTGATATCTCTGCGTCAGTGTAGGCCTTTAGCTGTCTTAGCTCTGCCTCTGCCGCTAATTCTTGTCTGCGAAGCTCTAGCTCCATCTGCATCTTCTCGCGCTCTAGCTCGATTTCCAGCATCATCTTCTCGCGCTTCAAAGCTATGTCAGCTTGCAACTCAGCCTGCGCTGACTGGTCTGCCTGCTGAGGCTGTTGCGCCATCTGCTGTTCCATCATAGCAATTTGCTCTGGGCTATTAAAGAACTGGTCAGCGTCCTTGAACCCGCCAATCTCTGCAATGCTACGCAATGTGTTTACATACTGCGCCATAGTCACCACGGGATTGTTAGCACCCAACTGCATTAGGATTTGCTCTTGCTTGCCAGCAATCTGCGTAAGGAACGCAATCTTTTGCTCGTCATCAGCCGTACCCAAGCCAACCTGCACCACAACGTCAAACTCGCTATGCCACTCTCTAGGGTCAATCGGCACAAAGTTATTACGAAGGCGAATA